ATCTGCAGTAAAATGTCCACAAGTAATTTGATGGAGTCGCATTAATTGCGTCATAACAGTAGCTGAAGATTGCATCTTACCATCTAAAAAAGCTATTGCTTCTTTTTTCATTTGCTCATATACTTTCTTTTGCTCTTTTGTAAGCTCAACATAATGCTTGACATAAGTTTTTTCTGGTAGGTCTAAACAATCTTCTTTTAATATTCTTTTTGAAAAAGGTTTTATCTTTTCAGATAGTTCACCAAGATTAGTATAACCTACAACAATTTCTACACGTCTACCTTGAACCTCTATCTTTTTAGTAATCGCATATCTTGCTTTAAATGTATAATAAGATTGATGGCCCAATAACCAAGGATCTAAAAATTGACATTGAGAATATAAATCTAATGGTGATTTAGTTACAGGAGAACCTGTAAGTATTCTTCTATACTTTGCATGATCACTTAAAGACAAAATGTTTTTAGTTCTATTTGATGTTGGAGTTTTAATTGTAGTTGATTCATCAATTGCAATCATCGCTTTATGACAAGATAAAAATTTATATGCAAAAGCTGCACCATCACCAGCAGAAAAAGATTCTACATTCATAATTAAAATATGAAAGTCAGTTCCTGTTTCAAACAAAGTATTTAAAATTTGTTTTTGTTTTTTAGATTTGTCAGATGTTTTCCATAACACAATTTTTTTATCAATGTGATCTGGTAGGTGAGTTGGTATTTCAGAGTCATACCAGTTTTTATAAACACCTTTAGGTGCAATTAATAACAGTCCATTAATCAAACCTTTATCATATAATATAGCTGCATTATCTAATAAAACTTTAGATTTTCCGGTACCCATTTCCATAAAATAGGCAAAGTTTTCTTTATCCCAAGATGCTTCTAATGCATCTAATTGATGTGCGTATGGCTTAGTTTTAAATTTATAGTTCATATGTTTGCTTTTTCTTTCTAAAAGTGTATATAAGTTATAAAAGTAAAAAAGTCAATGAGTAAAGTTTATTTAGTACAAGACATTCCGATAGACAGGGAAACCGGTCAACCCAAATATAATGTAATGGGTGCACAAAAGTATGGCGAAATTACGGTAATGTTTCCAGCCAAAGCTCAAATGATTTTTTCTCCTGGTCCATTAATAATTAATATAAAAAATAAATTAAAAGATTTTACTTCAGAAGATTATTTATTATTGTCTGGCGATCCTGCAATTATTGGAGTGACATGTTCTGTCGCTTCTGATATAACAAACGGGAAATTTAAATTACTTAAATGGGATCGACAAGAAAAAACTTATTATCCAATCGAGATAAATATTTTTCAAAACTAGTATTGACATTACCATATAACTATCCTATATACCTTTTACGAAAGGAAATTATATGTTAATAGATTTAAGAAAAGATGCACCAGATCAAATGGAAACTATTGATCCTGATAAACTTTCTACAGAAGTAGAAAAGTTACAAACAATCCAAAGAGAAATTCAAGAATTAGAAGATAGATTAAAAGATAAAAAAGAAGACGAAAAACATTTTAGTTGTATTGTTATTCCAAAATTAATGGAAGAGATGAACCTATCTAGTTTAAAACTTAGAGATGGTTCTGAATTAACAGTTAAAAAAATTTATAGTGCCTCAGTTAAAGCTGATAAGAAAGCAGAGGCAATACACTGGCTTCGAGAAAATGGCTTAGGAGATATAGTAAAAAATAATATTACTGTGTCTTTTGGTCAAGGCGAAGATAACAAGGCTATCGATTATGCTAGCCTTGCGAGGTCGAATGGGTATGAACCTATCCAAGAGGAGAAAGTTCACCCATCGACACTCAAAGTAGTTATGAAGGAATGGAAGGACAAAGGTCAAGAAGTTCCGGAAGAACTGTTTAATACGTTTGATGGAAGTCAAACGCAATTAAAAAATAAAAAATAAATAATAACTAATAAGGAGAAATATATGGCAAATACAGCTATAGAAAAAAAGAATAGTGCAGGTGCACTATCGACTATCAATCTTAGAGGTGACTCTGGGAGAGGTGCTGAAGAAATAAAATCGGATGATATGTCAACACCGATTTTAAAAATCCTACATCAACTATCACCTGAGTGTAATACTACCAACGCTAAATACGTTGATGGTGCTCAACCAGGTATGATCTATGCTAAAGGTTTAGGTACTTTAGTTGATGGAAATAAAGGTGTGGATATTATTGTAGCACATGTGCAAACAAGATATCCAGAATGGCAGGAAATGGGAGACACAGCGGCTCCACCTGTTATGACCCATCTTTCAATACCTGAAGACGCACAGGAAGAAAGAAATGGTAAGTATAGATTATCAAATGGTAATTACATTGAGAAGACCGCATATTTTTATGTGATCGTTTTAGGTGATGAACCTAGACCTGCAGTGATTACAATGAGATCATCTAACTTAACACCAGCGAGAGAATTAAATCAGTTGATTAAAAATCTTAGATTTAAAGACGACAAAGGTGTTTACAATCCAGCAGCGTTTGCAGCAGTTTATAATTTAAAAACTGTAGGTAAAATTGCAGGAAGTAAAAGCTGGCATGTCTATAAACCATCTATGGCGAGAGCTTTAGATGTGGCTAAGAAGGAAGATGCTGACTTATATTTAATGGCACAGGAATTACAAAAGACTGTGTCTAAAGGTTCTGTGAAACCGGAGTATGAGAAGAGTAATCAACCGAAGACTGAAGACATTATATAATTCACTAAGTGAATACTCTAGAGAGGAGGCGATCATGGGAGACTGCGATCGCCTCTCCATAAACAGAAATAAAAGTTATGACAGATTTTATAAAATATTTTACAGGATTAAAACGTGATTATGGTTTTTGTAATATAGACAAAGGCTACAAGGATTTAGAAACAGGCAAGATAAAATTTAACTCAGGTGATTATGGCTGGGCAGGCAAACCTATAACAGATGAAGATTATCAAGAACATTTAAATGGAAATAAATCTATAGGAATACAACCTTGCAATGATAATAACTTAGCAAGGTTTGGTGCAATTGATATTGATCCAAAGATATATAAAAATTTTGATATCAAATTTTATTTAGATGTCATTCAAGATAAACAATTACCTTTAATTCCAATTAAGTCTAAAAGTAATGGATTACATTTATATGTATTTACAGAAGAACCAATCAAAGCTTTGGAGATCAAAGAATTTTTAGAACAAGTATTATTTTTATTTAAACTAACCATCAAGACAGAAATATTTCCTAAACAAACTAAGTTAGGTTCTAATACAGATGGTCAGAAGATGAATGGAAACTTTATTAATCTACCTTACTTTAATAAAGTTGAAAGAGTTGCATTGTATCCAGATGGAACTGAAATGCCATTGGATAAATTTTTACAATGTATTGAACTTAACAAAGTAAATTCTAAGAAGTTAAAAGAAATAAAAGATAGAATTGTAATTAATGAATTAACAGGTGGTGCTGATGAATTTAAAGATGGTCCACCATGTTTAGAAATCTTAACTAAAGAAAAGATGACAGATGGTAGAGATCGATTCTTATATAACTACATGGTGTTTGCTAAGAAAAAATATTCTGACAATTGGAAGAATAAAGTATTAGAAGCAGCTAGAAATTATTTTGAGTTTGATCAAAACTGGACAGACGATCATGTTAAAAAGAAGATAAAATCTTGGGACAAAGAAACTAAAGGACATACTTGTCATCAAGATCCAATCAATACAGTATGTTTGAAATCAGAATGTGTTAAAAGAAAATTTGGTATTGCATCTGAATCAAAAGCAAGTTGGCCTGTACTTAATAACTTACAGAAGATAGATTTTAAACCAGATCCAGAATACTATTTTACAGTGGAGAAAGGTGATGGTGAAACGATTCCAGTGCATGCGAAAGATGTTAACAAGATAAAAGATCAAAGAGAACTTAGAGGTTTGATTATGGCACAAGCTAATATCTTACCACCACCGGTCAAGGGTATGGAGTTCTATGAAATTATTAATGCATTGCTTACGACTATTGATACAGTGCAACCGGCTCCAGGGACCAGGCCTTCAGAGATATTAAAGAAACATTTAAGAGAATACATCAATGGACCACAAGCAACAACGCATACTTCATTTGCTAGTGGTAATGTATTGAAAGATGATAACTATGCGTACTTTGTTTATGATGAATACTATAATGATTTAAAAGACAATGGTTGGAAGAAAGATGCATCGAGAACATCTTACATGATTGAACAACTATTTGATGATGAAGATAAATTAAAACCAGAGTTTGGAAAGAAGAAAAGATTTCCAGGTAAGAATAAAAAGACAGGTAAACCTAATCCAGGTGTCAATGGTTGTGCAGCAATACCTTTATATATCTTTGATAAAGAAGATGATGAGATAGAAGAAATTGTACACTTTGAGAAGGAAGAGGAAATAGTGTAATGATCTATAAATTTTATGGACCACCAGGTACTGGTAAAACATATAGATTAATATCCAGAGCCAGAGCCTATCTTCGAATCGGAACCCCTATTGATAAGATTGCATACTTTGCATTTACAAAGAAAGCAGCTAAAGAAGCAAAAGAAAGAATGCCAGTAGAAGATAGTAAGCTTTTTTATTTTAGAACGATACATTCATTTGCGTTTGAACAATTAAGTTTATCCGAAGATAAAATTTTACAAGCAGAAGACTACGAAAGAATTGGCAAAGCTTTAAATGTTAAAGTTAAATACTATGATAAATACAACAAGGAAGAAATACATTATCTAAATTGTGATAGTCCATACTTTCAAATGGTAGGTAGAGCAATCAATAGAGACGTTAATATTAGAGAAGAATATGATCGAAACGAACACAATCGTAAAGAAATCAAATGGAAGTTATTAAAAACCATAGATGATAATCTAAAAGAATATAAGAAAGTTACAGGTAAATTAGATTTTAATGACATGATTACTAGACTAATTAACAAACCAGACTTACCAAAATTTAAAGTTATCTTTATTGATGAAGCTCAGGACCTATCTCCACTGCAATGGAAACTATATGACAAACTAAAAGAACATGCGGATGATATTTATTTAGCTGGTGATGATGATCAGGCTATCTTTGCCTGGGCCGGTGCTGATGTAGATCGATTTATTTCAGAGCCTGCAAAAGAAAAAGTATTAAAGTATTCTAAAAGAATATCTATAGCAGTACAGGAACAATCACAATTACCTATTGAAAACATTAAAGGTTTAAGAAAAGAAAAGGACTACTATCCTAGAGACTTTGAAGGAATAACGCAACGGATAAACAATTTAGATCACGTTGATTTATCGGAAGGACAATGGTATATACTAACGAGAACAATATCAAGACTTAATACTATAAAGGATGAATTAAGAGAGCGTAATTTGTATTATCAAAGTAATAAAGGCAAGAGTTTTGCAGTCAGATTATATAATGCATCTGTTAATTACAACTCATGGTGTAGGGGTAAAATTTTAGATGAAAAAGAAATTAAAGATATTACGGAATACACAGGTGTTGAAATAGATAAATGGAATCCAGAGATCGATTGGTTCGAAGCATTTAAAGAAACAAACTTTGATGAAAGAGAATACATAAAAAATATGATTGATAATGGTGAAGATTTAGATCAACCGGCAAGAATATGGGTATCTACTATTCATGCAATTAAAGGTGGAGAAAAAGATAATGTTATTTTGTGTTTAGATTTAGGACACAAAATTAAAAAAGCTATTAAGAAAAGTGAAGAGAAAGCAGATGAAGAACATAGAGTCTGGTACGTAGGAATTACAAGGGCAAGAAACAACTTGTATAAATTAAAGGCAAAAACAAAAAGCAACGAGTATAAAATAGGAGCAAACAATGAGTAAAGTAAAAATATCAAGTATGGATAAAATAGAAAACAGCGATAATTATTTCGTAATCTATTATGTGAATAAAGATGTATTCACTTATTCAGGAACCAAAGAAGAAATAAATAAAGAACTTGAAAAGAAAGGATATGTAAATGACGAACAAAAAAATGTTTGATGATGTATTTCCACAAGATAAGCAGATAGGCGGAAGTCACTACAAAGACTTTCACATTCAACCTTATGAATTTATTTCTAAGAACGACTTGAGTTTCTTTCAAGGAAATGTTATCAAATATGTTTGTCGTTATATGAACAAAAACGGCATAGAAGATCTAGAAAAAATAATTCATTATTGTGAATTAGAGAAAAAGAAAATGAAAGACATGGGTAAAAAATAATGTTAATTCCAACTACTGAATGGGTACAACCTACAGAGTTTCCTGATTTAAGAAAAGCAAATGAGATAGCAATCGACTTAGAAACAAGAGATCCAGATTTAAAGACTCTGGGATCAGGGTCCATCGTAGGTCGAGGAGAGGTTGTAGGTATTGCAGTAGCTGTAGATGGTTGGAAAGGTTATTTTCCAATAGCACATGGAGAAGGTCCAAACATGGATCGTAAAAAAGTTATTGAATGGTTTAGAGATATTTGTGCGTGTCCAGCAACTAAAATTTTTCACAACGCAATGTACGACGTATGTTGGATTAGAAATTTAGGTATAAAAATCAACGGTTTAATTATAGATACCATGATCGCAGCATCTATTATTGATGAGAATAGATACAATTATACACTGAATGCATTGTCATGGGTTTATTTAAATCAAGGGAAGAACGAAGCATTATTAAATCAAGCAGCTAAAGAAAGAGGATTAGATCCTAAAGCAGATATGTGGAAGCTACCGGCAATAGAAGTTGGAGCATACGCAGAAAAAGATGCAGAACTAACTTTAAAACTTTGGGGACATTTAAAAAAAATAATTATTGAAGATGATCTTCAAGATATATTTAATCTTGAGACAGATCTGTTTCCTTGTTTAGTTGATATGCGCTTCCTAGGGGTGCGGGTAGACGTGTCCAAAGCCAATCAATTAAAAAAAGAATTGACAATA